CTTGCCTGACCACAATATTTTTTCTCTCGAAGGGCTTATATTTCGTGACAGGGCGATGACGGCGTTTTCCGAAAGTTTTTATATCATGACAAGGGGACGCAACGTCAACGCGTTGTCGTCATTATTTGACCCCCTGCCGTCGATCCGATTTTCCAATTTTTTGGATTTTGCCCAAAACCTTTTGGCACCCTATAACGTCGCGCGGTTGGGGGTTTCCAATGGGTGACAGTCAAAAACGGGGTCACCTATCACCGACCGAACGTTCGGAAATTATCCGCCTATACAATGCGGGCGGTGTGACCTATCGCGAATTGGGTGAAAAATTCGGATGTTCGCGTTCGACGGTGTATCGTGTCATAAATGAAAAGAATCGAATCAACATCCCGCCCGAACAAAAGGAATCCCAATCAAAAGAGAAACGGAAACGTCCACCCAAAACGGAAACGACATCCGATGAACCAATCATTCACGTCATCGACGACCCGATTGAATTTCGACGAATGAAATTGATTGAAATCGCGGGCGACATCATGTCCACCCGAACACGTGGTTCGGTTCAAGTGTTACCAGCTCTTCATCGATTGCATATCCAAACCCATGACGAATTGACCCAAATGAAAAGAGAACAAGACGATTTCGACGACGTTGAAAATCCTGACGATTTGATTCAGACAATCGCGATAGCCGTCGCGGGGTTACCGCCAATATTGCGCGATCGTTTGAATGATATGTTGGCGATTGATATGACGGACGTGATACCCTTACGAATCAACAGGGGGAACGAATGAAACCTTCCGTTTTCAGGGTGATCAAATATGACGGTTTGATTTCGTTGACGTTATGTTTCACCTATTCAATCCAAACCGCAATCGACCAAATCGAAAAGGACATCAACGCGTTTTCGGTTGCGTATCGAACGCGCGTGAAACGTCTATTGGATAGGAACCCGCCCGTCGTCGTGTTGACGTTGTGTGATGAAAACGGATTCGTTCGGGAATGGCAATATTCAATATATCAAATCAGGGTGATCGAATGAACCTTTCGAACCTTCGACGAATAGCGCGGGGAACGTCCCGCCTTGCAACTGACGCGGAATCAAACCCCCTTCGATACTTTCGACCGACCCCCGTTCAAAAATCATTCCTTGAAGATACGTCAAAAATAACGATGTTACGCGGGGGAAACCAAATCGGAAAAACAATGGTCGGGTCGATTGAATGTATATATCGATTATTGGGGAATCATCCAATGAAACGGGTTCCACCCCCGCCGATTGAATGTTGGATCATTTGTCATAGTTGGGAACAATCCAAAATCATCATGGCGAAGTTTCATTCATTCGTTCCCAAAAACGAATTACACCCCGACGTTGAATTCGTCGCGGGTCGTGGGTATCGGGGAACGGGCGCGCCCGTCGTGCGATTCAAAAACGGTTCGATCCTACGTTTCAAAACAACGAATCAGGCGGGGGGCGGTCGCGGGACTATCGGACTAGCTTCGGGTTCGGTTGATTATATTTTAATGGACGAACCCCCGCCCCCTGATATATTCGGGGAAGTGTTATCGCGGGTCACCCGAACACGTGGTTCGATTGGAATCACGATGACCCCCGTCGGGGTTCCCGTTGACTATTTGAAAAAGTTAGTCGAACAAAAAGTGATTTCCGAACACGTTGGTCGATTGACGGTCGAAAATACGACCCCCGAAGGATGTCGCCCGATGATGACACAAAAGGAAATCGACGAATTGGCGTCGTCATTCCTACCGATTGACAGGGACGCGCGAATCAATGGTGATTGGGAAGGGGGAATCCCCGAAGGGCGGATTTTCGAAAACTTTTCGGATGATTTGATTTCGGACTTGCCACCGTTGACAACAATCCGCGACCCCGAAACGGGAATCGAAACCCCGCGTTCGTTCGTTTGGTCAATCGGGATCGATCATGGTCATGACGTAGGAAGTCAGGTGGCGATTTTGGTCGCGGTCGACATCACCGACCAATCGAATCCAATCACCTATGTCGTCGACGAATATGTCGCGTCAGGTTCGACCGCCGAAGTTCACGCGAAATCAATTATCGCAATGATACGACGAAACGGTTTGGAAATCGCGAACATTCAACGTTGGACGGGTGACCGCGTTCATGGTGGTTCGAAATCGGGTGACGGTCGAATGTCGAACACGATGTTGACGTCCGCGTTCGCGCATGTTCTAGAATACCAAAAGGGGAAATTACCATTTCGAATCCGTACCGCGTACAAACCCAAATTTTCTTTTTATTATGGTGTCAACGTGATTCATGAACAAATGTCATCGAACCGTTTTCAGATTTTCCCGCGTTGCAAAGTGACGATCAAATCGTTCAAACATTGGGCAATGAAGAAATCGGGGGGAATGGACACGATGTCCGAATATAAACATTGTATCGACGCCTGTCGATATGCTATACTTCCGATCGTGGATGTAAAGTATCGAACACCCGTAAAATCAAAATCATTCAGGATGTAAAAAATGAACGATATTATTCCAAATAAACCCGTCGCCCCCGATATGGAAACCGAACGTCGTTGGGAACATACCGCCCTTCGACGACGAATGTTGTTGGGACAATGGCACGATGATTTGATTCGCGAAATCGGAAATCACATCACCGTCGACCGTCAAGCGACATGGGGCGTTCCCGATATGTCGTCGAACATTTTCAAATCGACGACGTCCGCGTTGTGTGCTCTGTATCTTGAACCCCCTGACGTTTCGGTTGGTGTGGATTATGAAAATCAAGCCGACGGGCTATTGTCGCGAAATGGTTTGGTGAATGACGCGGGTTATTGGGCAATGATGCAACGAATCCAATTTTTCACGATTGGACTTCGGGAATGTTTTGTTCGAATCGACGTCAACACATCGGGAACGGGTTTGGTTTATCGGATTGTTACCCCTGATTTGATTTTTGCCGATTCCCCCGCCGGCGACCCTTCGAAACCCGATGTCATTCATGAATATCGCGTTCGATTTTGCCAAATATGCAACGAATACGAATGGACGGTCGACGTTTTCGACATTCGCGACAAAATGAATCCAATCTATGAAATTGTCAAAGTCGATATGAATGGAACAATCGGGGAAACCGTCACCGAACAATATATCGGACAATCGATGTCGGGTGACGCGTACCCGTACCGAAATAAGGAAGGTGAACCGTTCATTCCGTATTCGTTATATCATGCTGAAATTACGGGCGATTTGTTCGACGCGTTTCACAATTCCGAAATCATCGCGGGTTCATTGAACGCGTCCGTTCTACGTTCCTTTTATCTTCATTTGTCGAAAAACTGTTCGTTCCCCCAACGGTATATGATGGGTGCGATTCCCGCGGGAATGTCAATGTTCGACAATGACATCGCGTCCCGACGAAACGCAATTTCGACCGACCCGTCGTCGGTTTTGTTGTTCAATCCCGACCCCGATTTGATTGCGGGACAACAACCCCAAATCGGACAATTTCAGGCGGGGGGCGATGTCGAAAAGATGTTGGAATCAATCACAACTTACGAACGCGGGTTGGCTTCGAACGCGGGTATCAATCCCGCCGATGTTCAAAAAATGTCGGGTGACCCCCGTTCGGGTTACGCGATAGCCGTTTCGCGTTCATCCCTTCGGGAAAATCAACGTCGATTCGCGCCCGCGTTTCGTCGTGGCGATGTGGAAACGTTGGAAAAATCCGCAATGATTGCGAACAGGTTCATCGGTGGCGATTATCCTGAAACGGGTTATCGTGTTGAATACCATGCGGTTGAATTGTCGCCCGAAGAATCGAAAGCGCAACGCGAACACATTTTGTCGTTATTGACGGCGGGTTTGATTTCCAAAATCGACGCGATTCAAATGTTACATCCTGATTTGGACGAACAGGACGCGCGCGCCCGATTGATACGAATACAACAACAAAACATTTTCTAAACCCACAAAACAGGAATCAACATGTCAAAAATAAAAGTGATCGACGGTGTCGAATACATTATGAAAACCGACGTTGACGAAATCGTTTCGTCGCGTATCTCAAAATATGCGGAAAAGGTTCGCGAATACGAATCCCGTATCGATTCATATCAAACCCAATTGGATGACGCGAAATCGTCCGTCGGTTTGGTGGACAAGCTCAATAGTCAAATCGACCAATTGAACAGTGAATTGACGACCGCCCGTTCACAATATCAACGTCATTCGACAAT